CCTTCTGTTGCTGCTACTGTAAATGTAGCAGATTGTGTTTGATTATGTCTAAACATTCCACCTGCTGCTGTTAATGCAACACCACCTTGATTCCAGTCAGCCATATCTGTATTGTCTAACTCGTAGTGTATTCCATTAGCAACACCATCTGTAATTGTAAAATCTGAATCGCCATCAACTAAAGCGTTAGCTGAACCAGATGCTATTTGGTCTGGATTAACTTTGTAAACTGTACCATCTGTAACATCTTCCATAATCAAGAAGTCACTAGCAGTATCTACAGTTATACCTGTACCATCTGTTAAGTTAGATGGGTCAACTGTTAAGCTAATATCTCCAGATGCTGAACCACCAGCTAAACCAGAGTTAGCATTTGTATTTACTGCTGTTATATCTCCTGCTGCTGGTGATGATGGTTCAAAGTTACCACTTGTAGAGTTATAAGCTAGTACTTGTCCATTAGTTATACCAGTTGTACTTACATCTGATAAGTCATCAGCAGCTATTGTGATATTTCCTGTGCCATCAAAAGATTGTCCTGCAATAGTTCTTGCTGTTTCTAAAGCAGTAGCTGTTGCAGCATTACCTGTTGTATTGGCATTTATTGTTGCAGGTAAACTTATTGTTATTGTCTGTGCAGTTGCAGTAGTTTCTATTTCATTAGCAGTTCCTGCAATAGTTAATGTCTGTGTATCTAAATCTATAGTTGTAGTAGTAGAACCATCACCTACTGTAAGGTTGTCATCTACAGATATAGAATCAACATAAGCAGTAGTAGCTACCTTTGTACTATTATCTCCAGCACTCTGTGTAGTAGCAGTAACACCATCAGCTAATGTAGAAGTTGCAGTTACTGTACCAGTAGTATTACCAGTTACATTACCTGTTAAGTTTCCTGTTACATCACCTGTGACATCTCCAGTTAAATCTCCTGTGACATTACCAGTTACATTACCAGTTAAGTTACCAGTAACATTTACTGTAATGCTAGAAGGTAAACCTATTGTTAGTGTTTGTCCTGTAGCAGATGTTTCTATCTCGTTAGTAGTACCAGCTATTGTAAATGTCTGACTATCTAAATCTACAGAACCTGTACCTGTGTCACCACCAAAATCTAAATCCTCTGCTGTAACTTGTGCATCTACATAAGCAGTTGTTGCTACTTTAGTAGAGTTGTCACTAGCAGATTGTGTTGTAGCTGTTACGCCATCTGCAAGTACAGATGTAGTTGTAACATTACCAGTTAAGTCACCAGTAACATCACCTGTAACATCTCCTGTTACATTACCTGTCAAGTTACCTGTAACATTGACTGTTATAGAACTAGGTAGTCCTATTGTAAGTGTTTGACCTGATGCACTTGTTTCAATTTCATTTGCTGTACCTGCTATGGTAAAGTTTTGTGAATCTAAATCAACTGCACCACTTCCACTATCACCTAAAAAGTCTAAGTCTTGTGCTGTTACCTGACTATCTACATATGCTTTAACTGATTGTTGTGTTACACCTTTAGTAGCACTATCAGAAACCATATTATCTTCATCTAAAAATAATGTTGTATTGACTGCTGTACCATCTTCATTAATTATGGTATTTACTCTGTCATTAATATCTTCCATATGTTGTTGTAATGGTGTCATTCTTACAACTTGTCCAGATGAATGTGATAAACCTGAACTAGCTGCTGAACCTGGTAAATATCTGTTAGGAACAGATGTTGTTAATTCTTTTGTTCCTGTATTAACTTCAGTAACTAAAATTACTTCTCTGTTTGTAGCACTATCTGGGTTAATAACAATGTAAAAAGGAGCAGATAATGTTGTTGGATAACTGTCTGTAACTGCTGCTACAGTCAATGTTGTATCTGATGAACCCATAGTTGTTGCTAGGGTTGTTTCAAATGCGTTAAATAAATTTGTTTCTTGTGCTGTCATCTATTTTCCTAAACTACCTACGCCTAATAATTGTATTCCTAATCCTTGTCCTGTAGATGAGGTCGCAATTACCTTACTACCTCTAAATCTTACTATACAATATTGTGTTACAGACCCTCTTGGAGATATTTCTTCAATAGGACTACTAACATTTTCTATTATACCTCTTAATAAAGTATCTGGTCTGAATATCTCTAATTGAACGTTTTTACCTTCTTTATTTCTTAATGCTTGATATATTAATTCTCCTTGACCATTTACTCGTAAGGCTTTTCTAAATGGTCTTTCTATCTGGTCAGATATATTTATTGGCATATCTACAACTAAGTCATTGACAAGCTGGAAACCTCTAATAGCAAAAGATAATAACTCTGGACTTTGTGATGTATCACTAGTTGTTAAAGTAAGTTTTGCAGTAATCCATCTACCATCTACTAACTCTAATACTTCTTCATCACCACCTGTACCAGATGCTATTGTTATTTGAGTTTGCCAAGTAGCAGAGTTTATATCATCTATATCAGTTGGTATTGTAGATGTTGCTAACTCTACTGTTCCAGCAGATACACCATTAGTATTTAGCTTTGCACCTACCCATTGTTTCTTTTCAGATGTATAAAAGTCAGCTAATGCAGTAACAATATATCCTGTTGATACATAAGTGCTTAACTCTTTATAGACACCTTGACCAGTAGATACAAATATAAATTTTGGAGAAGTCGTACCAGTCTGTGTTATACCATTAACTACAGATGTTGTATTAGATGAATGTGTTACACCAACATCTCTAGCAAGTCCACCTGTTGGTAAAAAGTATCTATACAAATAAGTTTCAGTTGCAGATTCGTGTACTCCCATATACACACTATCTCTTGTAACAAACATAGAATGTGGTGTTAAATCAATACCATTATCCCATTGTTTAATTAACTGTCTGTTGCCAAGAACATATAAGTTATCTGCTACTGTTACTTCTGCACTATAAAATCTACCAACTTGTGATTGTAAACCTCTTGTACCTATAAAGACTATTCCTTCTGTTGCTGCTAAAGAATGTATTTCCTCAAAACTTAATTTAGTTTGTCCTTTTAATGACCAAGTACCACCATCTATTTTTAAAGAATATACATTACCATCTGTGTTACCTGCAAGAACTACTGCACCTGCATCTATAACATCAGTAAATTGATGTGTTGGTTCTGTCTGTGTTAAAGCACTTGTTGTTTGAAATACACCTGTAAAGTTACCTGTAAATGGGTCACCTTGCCATAAATACTCTGCTGCTGTGGATTTACCACTAACAAACAATGCACCTTTTTCAAACCATATACCTGTAAAAGAACCTGTAAAGCTAGAGCCTAATGCTTCATCAGTCCAAGTAGTACCATCATAATGTAGTAACTGTTTGTTTGTAGAACCATTTCCTGTAACTACAAATAAATCATTACCAAAAGAAGTTATACCTTGTACTTTATAACTTATGTTTGTAGAAGTCATAGCTGACCAAGTTTCACCTTCATCAGTTGATTCATATACATCTGTGTTATCAGTAATATATAAATTACCATTTGTTGTTTGTGCTAAATAATTATTTGTATCTGTAAGTGTTAATGTTTTTTGTTCCATATCGTGTAACAAATGTGCATTGTACCCAGTATCTTCATCACCATGGAATACATCAACACCTTTGCTATCCCAGTACCTAGAAAAATCTCTATCTGTACCATTTCTTCTATGTGCTTTATCTAAACCCTCACCACCAGAAAAATCTGTTCTTGAATAAATCTGACCAAACTCCTGTTGGAAATCTTCTGGTGTTTCTGATGTCTGTATAGCTTGTGCCTGTAGAGGTGCAGTATTTATCTGCATTTGCCTACCAGGACCTACAGCAAATCTAAGAAATAAGTCATCTAAATTAGCTTCAAAACCTAGTGCCTGTGGCTGTGATGTGTTACTTGGAGAAGGTAATACTGCCATTATGCACTATAGTTTATGTTCATAATTGATACAGGAGCAGGATATAAAGAACGCAAGTTCCCTCTTGCTTCATCTATCAACAATGACCTAAGTCTAAGTAGTGCATTTCTAAGTCTTTCTCCTGATCCTACTGGATAGTTTTCTGCTGCTAGTTTCTCTGTAATAAATTCTTGTGTTGTTGCATCTATATCTGTAGCACCTACAATATCTGCTACAGCACCAACCATAACTATTTGTTCATATTCATCTTCAATTAAACAAGTAGTTGATAAATCATCTGATTCAGAAGTTGGTCTAACAAACTTTCTTTTAACAACTAGATATACTGTTTTTCCAGTAGAAGTATTGTAAAACTGTACAGCAGTATTTGTACTTGATGGTGGAAAATCTCTAAGTAATTCTATACCAGCAGATGTGTACTTCTCTCCACTAGAGTTTTGTACATATGATGTTAAAACTTCTACTGTACTTGCAGGTACTTCTGCATAAGTAGAACCTGATGTAACTGTTGTAGTTGTTACATTATATAAACTTGGGTATAACCTTACTATGTTGTCTGATACTGCATCATATACTGATTTACGAGGAAAGGTTGGATTAATAAAAATATTTGCTTTATCGCTGTGTGTTGCAGCAGTTGTTCCTTGATAAGCTCTTGATACTGATAAAACTCTTGTTGATGTGTTAGCATTTGTAACTAACATAAGTTCTTGGTCAACTTCTACGATTGCACCATTACCTAATAGGTTTTCTTCCTCTGCACTAAACAGTCCTGCTTCATAAGATAATGTATTTTGTGCATCTGTCATAGCACCATCTAACCTAGAAAACGCTGCTAAATCATCTGGTTTATTTAAAAAATCTCTATATATTCTATCTACGAGTGTACTTACTGCTGCCATATATTCCTATGTTACTAGAGGGAGAAGTATTTATCTCCCTCTAATAAATATACTATCTAACTACTTATTAGGAAGTAGATAGGTTTGTAATTTTTGCGTGGAATTGTTCTGGACCATATTCCAAACCAATTTCACCATATACTTGGAACTTGTAAGCAGCTCCTGATTGAGCGAGTGGCTCAACAAAGAAGTGTCCTTTTCCTGGAATATCCAAGAATACTGGCTTACAAAACGCAAGGTCTACGATGATAATATCATCAGCTGGAAGGTGTCTATCATAAACAATACCTACTTCACCAAAGTCAGTTTCTATTGTTTGGATATTTACACCACCAACATTTCTATCTCTAGGAGCGAGTGATAACGCACTTCCATAGATAGATGATAGTTTTTGCTTTTGGAAAGCATTAGCCATAATTACAGGAATCTCGAATGGAGCTCCTGAATCTGCCATTAGCTTTAAAGCTGCGTCTACCTTAGCTTGGTCAAGAGCTGCTGCTCCACCTGCTACTTCGTTAGTAGAAATAGCTGCCAACATACCTCTTGTTTTTCTAGCTGTTGCTAGGTCTGTGTCTGCAACATATGTACCTTGCAAGAAAGAGAACTCAATATCTCTAGCTGCTCGTTTCATAGCCATATCCAACTGGAAGGCTAATTCATCTTGTACTGGTTGGTTACCAATAATGGATTCTCCACTAAGGTTTCCTGTTGCTGCTTGTTTTGTATATGATACATTTACACCATATTGCATAATTTGAGTAACATTTGTTACTTCACTTCTGGTTCTCTCTGCGTAAACAGGGTCTGCACCTTCAACAACTGCTGTTTGAGCTGCTGCTGCATTGTCCACTGTTTGCCAGGTAAATTGTTTAGAGGTAACTGATTTACCTCCAGTCATTCCACCAATAGCAGAAAGGAATGGTGTATCGTTTGGAGTTACATTAAATAACTCACCCACATAATTAGGGAGGTCATACGAATCTCCCAATCCTGATACTGCACCCATTTAAATCTCCTTTACTTATCTTTCATTAGTGCTTTTAATTTGTCTGCTTTGAGAGCTGAACTTGTGGACCAATCTCCATCTGCTTGTGCTTGTGCAATTTGGTCATCTAGTCCTACTGGTTCAACAGGAACAGATGCTTCAATTACAGTATCTAAATTGTCTTGACTAGAAACAACTCTTTGTCTTTGCAATTCTTCTTGGGTTGGTTCAGCTGGAGCATCACCCCAACCATATTGAGATGCAAAATTTTTTATTGCATCTGCTTGTAACTCACCCTTATACAAGTCTTTCAATGCTTTACCTGCACCAGTATCTGGGTCAAACCCTGCATCTTTAATAGCGTTAGCCATCTGTACAGACTTATATTCCTTTTCTACTGTTTCAAGTTCTTTAATGCGTTCACGCATTTGCTTAATAGCATTGTTACCATCTTGCATATCTTCTACTGTATTTTCTACTTCGTTTTCCATTTTTTCTCCTACTCCAAGTTTTCTACTAACTACATCACCCTTGGGATAATGATGCGATAGGCGACAAAAAAATAAATTAAGAATAACTAGAATTGTCAGCCACTTCTGGGCTATTCAGATACTAGGCGATTTCTAATACGCAGCTTACACGCCAGTAATAAGCTGGAGGTGCAGAGTCAATTTATATTCGCAGACTACCACTATGCGACAATTTCATTATACCACTAGATATAGTATGTCAAGTTTATTCTTCTACTAAACCTAGTACCCTACGACCACGCCTAACAGCACCTGTAGTTGGTGCAAATTCTGATTCTTCTTGTGCCTCTAATTTTTTAATTCTTTCTCTTTCTTCTGCAGAACCAAATACTTGTGCTTGTACAAATTCTTCTACAGCAAATCCTGGTCTATCTACTAGCCCTTCAGGAGTAACTTCTTCTGTAACGCTTACATCTTCAGGCTGAAATCTTCTTGTTAATGCAGCAAGTCTAGGAACTTCTGCTTCAGCTTGTGCAAATAACTGTCTAGCTTGTGATTGTGTTAATCCAGCTCTTTCTAATGCTTGTGTTTCTTCTGGACTTAGTGCAAATCCTCTAGCAGCAGCTTCACCACCAATCTGTGCTTGTGTAATTCTACCTTCTATAATTGCTTCTCCTACTGCAGGGTCTATTATTGATGCAAATATCTGATTATCATTTAGTTCCATACCAAAATTATTTCTATAGTATTCTTTTACAGCAGGCACATTTTCTACAATTCCTGACCTTGCTGCTTCAACTCTTGCTCTAAACTCATTAGGTGCAACACCTACTTCAATTAAATCAGCAAATGTATCTTGGAAATATTCTGGATTTAATCCATAATCTTCTAGTGTTAAACCAAATGATTCTTTTACTGCTGCATAGTCTTGTTCGCTTAGCCTTACTGTTCCATCATCTCTTATATTTTTAGGAAATGCTTGTGCATACTCTGGACTTTTTCTAACTTCAGCAATAGCAATATCTGCATTTTGAGTTTCTGCAAAACTATCAGCATAAGTTTGTATTAATGTTTCAGGCAACCAAGGTAGTAACGCTCTTGCTTGTCTTAAAAACTCGTCCATTATACTATTCTCCTTACTCCACCTGCACCAAATTTACCTACCATACTAGACAATACTTGGTTCTTAATCTTGTCTGAACCACCATCTTTTAATCCTGCATCATATAATAATTTAGTTGCTTTAGCTACATCATTACTTTTAACTACATCTTGAAACAAACTAGATGTTTCATCAACTGTTCCACCCCAAGTATTAGTTGTAAAACCTCGCCAAGGTGCAGCAATTTCTTCATAAGTTAGTTCATCATTATATCCTGGATATAAACCTTTTTTCATATTTAACAAAGTATCTTTAATATTTATCTCTGCATCTGGGTCATTTCTTACCATACTTGCCCATTTATTTATTTGCATATCAGTAATATTTGCACCAAAAACAGGTCCTAAATATTCTTTCACAAGCCTTTTAACTTGTGATTCACCTGCTCTAGTGGTGTTATAATCTACTTCACCTGATGTGATAAATTCATTTAATTTTTCATCTATTTCTGCTTCTAAGGTAGGGTCTGCAAGTATTGTTATTTGGTCTGATGTAAATGCTTCTGACCATACTCCTGTAGTATATCTTTGTGCAACCCAGTTAATTAACTCATCAGATGGATTTGCTATACCAGATTGCTCCATAAGATTTTCTATAGCTAATCTATCATCATTTATTTTTCTTTGTGCATCTGCTGGTAATTCACCTGCAAAATCTGTAGTAGCAGATTGTGCTAATAATAGCCAGTTTTTTTCCTCTTGTGTATGAGTTCTCCACCAATTAGTAGATTGCCATTCTGCATCTGTAACTGTTCTACCCTCTAATGTAGCTTCAGCCAATAACAAAACCATTTCTTCATCATTTAACCAAGGTCTTATCTCTGCTTCTTTTGCTAGTGTATCTACAAAAGAAACCCAGGGACTTTGACTTGGGTCATATATATTTGGGTCTGCTAACTCTAATGAATCACCAAATCTAATAGAACTTGCCCATTGTTCAGCAGTAGGTGTTTTAATACTTTTTTCTACTTCTGGAAATTCAATAGGTCCAAATAAGTTTTCTAAATCTTCTAAACTAGAATCGTAATATATTGGTGTACCTGTTCCAGGAATAAAATATACAATGTAATAATTTCCATCTACATTCCAAAATTCAGCACCTGTTGGAATAGGCATATCTCTTTTGCTTATACTACTTAAACTTGTAGAACCAGCACCAAAGTTTGTATTTACTTTTCCATTATTATTACTGGGAGGTTGTCCATCAGGACCATATAAATTTAAAGTAGAAAAATCTACATCAGGATTTACCAATGTATCACCAGCACTTTGTTTATCTTCATATTCTTGTGCAATAGTTTTACCTGATGCTTGTATTTGTGTATCTATAATTTCTTGTGTAATGACACCAGCACTTCCTACATCTTTCCAGTAACTACCATTAAAAGGTCCACCTGCTCTTTGAGCTGTGTAATAGTCAAATTCTGCTTGTGAGTTTACAAATACTCTATTTTCTTCTTGGTCTTCAAGTATTCTTCTGTCAAACCCTGGTTCTGCTATAAATACATAATCAGCCATTACTGAATCCTTGCACTCGCATTAGATAAATTTTTATAAAGTTCTGCATAAATATCGTGTAAATTTTGTTTCTCTTTACTATCATACTCTACTTTTTCTGGTTTATCAGCAGTATCTTGTGGAACTACTTGTATTGGATTTCTTCCAAACAATTCTATTTCTCTTCTAGTTCTAGGATATGCTCCCTGTGCATTAGATATGTTTGTCATCAAGTTAGTCATGATAGTATTTATATTATCTCTTTCTGGTGTAGATTGTACTGGTGGTTGATAATATTCTGATGCAGGAACAGTACCAAATCCTGGTATTTCCATAGTTGGTGTTGTTGCTTCTGTTTCTTGAAACTCCTCTATTACAGGATTTATGACATACGAAGTAGGTTGTAATCTATCTATCCAAGTTAAACCAGCACTTATTCTTTCTAAATTAGGATTATATTCTTTTCTTTTTGCTGGTTGAAATGGTATATTATATCCTGACAAAATTGATTCATATAAATCTAAACCATAGTTATATATAACTTTTGGAAATTCATCTATCTCTCCTGCTGCCAATGCAGCAGCACCTACTACTAATACAGCAGTTTCCCACAAGTCTATAGCTTGACCTACACCAGGTATTGGAATTGCACCAGAGGCCTGACCTGTTACTTTAACTATTTTATCTTTTACTTCTTTTTTTATTGCATTGTCTATATTTAAGTTATCTACATACTCAACAGCTTCATCTACAACAGATGCAGGTGTTACATCATCTACTACATTTGTAGGTGTGTTTAATTGTGGTGTGTATTTATAAGTTGTAATATTTGTATCTAACATTCCTTGTTCAGATGGAAACGCTTCTAGTCCAGGAACATCTTTTAATTTTTCTTGAAATGCTTTTTGTGTCTGTACTATTTTTGATGGACTTGATAAATCATCATAACCTGCCATTAATACAAATTCAAAAGGTTGATTATTTTTATTACTCCAATTAAACATCTCTTGCATAATTTCAGTTCCAATTCCTTTTTTTTGGCTTTCTGCTTTTAGGTATAATCTATCTGCAAGAACTGTTCCATCTTCTTTAACAAACATATTAAACCCTGCTTCAGGTCCTTCAACTGGACCAAACATAGAATCATATTTAGTTATGAAATGTTCTTTATATTTATTTCTAATGTAATTAACAAAATCATCTACTAATTTAATAGTGTTATCTTCAGCCATTGTTACCACTTACACTATCAACTACACCTGTGTCAACTTTAAATAGCTTTTTAAGTTTTTGTGATTCTAATTGCATATAAGAATCTACATACGCACCTATTGCATTAGTAACACTTTCTAAATCTCTATCTATTTTTTCTCCTTTAGTAAAAGGAACAACATGGTCTTTGTAAGCATTCCACATATTCAATGGGTCACCTTCTGTACCAAATGATTTTGGATTATCTATTAATCTTTCTATGTAATGTGCAACAAAAGTAGATGCAAACTTTTCATCATTATTCATTTTTTGAATAAATTCTTCTTGTGTATATTCTTTACCTATTTTGTCAAAAAATAATCGTAATGTTTTATCTGGTTTATTTTTATCTCCATCTTCATAAAACCCTTCTACATTGACTTGATAAACTCCATAGTCTTTAGTTCCATTATCGTTTATTCCTATAACATCATTATTTAAACCAGATTCAAATGACGCAGTCATTATAAGAACTGGTATTAACACATCACTAACACCAGCATTTTGTAAAAATTCTACTAAATCTTTTACTCTTACAGCTACAGCCATTATCCACCTAATGCTTTTAATCGCATAATTGACTGTGCTATACTACCTGCATTATTTCTTGCTCTTGCTACATCTTGTTGCCTAGCAAGTACACCTTCAAAATCTCCTTTTATTGTTTCTTGTAATCTTGCTACTGAATCTACTTCTTCAGGTATAGGCTCAACAGTTATTTCTTCTTCTACTATCTCCATAGGTCTTTCTGTTAATGGCTCAACACCTGCTCTTCTTGTTTCAGTAACTGTTACTTCTGGACCTTCTACTTCCATTCTTGCAATAGCTTCATCAGTATAAAATTCCTTTTGTTCTAAATCTTTTAACAATACTTCGTAATAGTTTCTTTCTTTTTTTGTAGGCGTTCTACCAATAGAATCAAATATTGCATCTACTATTTGTAATCTTGATGCTTTATCACTCTCTCTATATGTTTTAGGTACATATATTTCTTCAAAAGGATTTAATAATTCTATGTCTATTGCTGTATCGTAACCAACACCTGTTGCGTAATTAGATGCAGTCATAGCTTTTATTAAAGCATTTCTTGTTGCTGTACTTGGCCTACCATATTCCTGACTGTAGTCTTCTGTAGATAGCCATTGTGTTCTTACTAATCTGTCTTGTAATGTTCGTATATCTTGAACTGACATTTCATCTAAAACTCTATCTTCATCTCCTGGATAATACCATTGACCACCTGCATTTATACCATTAAGGTATGTATTTACATCTATAAACACAGGTTTACCATTTGAATCAATTTGACCAGTTGCTATTAATGATGGATAACCAAAGGGAGATGGTGTAGTGTCTGTCCCACCACCAAAATCAATATCTGTTTTAGGGCTTGTCTCATCTACAGCTTCTAAAATATCTGGTGGTTTTTCTTCACTCCAACCTAAATTTATATAATTTTGTAATTCACTTTTATTTATTTGTAATGTGAGAAGTTCTCCATTTTCTGTTACTTTGTAAATTGTTATCATAAAAACCTCATTATGGCGTATACTGATATTCTACAATGTATAAGAAGTTTGACCTGTAAATACCTGCAAAATCTGGGTACTGTTCTACAACTTCAGCACCCCAGTTAAACAAATAATCTCTCATAGCTTGTGTATTTTCTTGTCTTCCTAAATAATCTATTGCTTTATCTTCTGGATACAATACTACTTGTCCATCTGCTGTTGTTTTCTTTAAACCATCTTTATTTCTTATTTTATCTACATAGTGCATAAAACCATAGTTATTTTCATCACCATATAAAAACAGTTGCAACCCTTTTGCTTGTTCTGAATTTTCTAACATAAACTCATCATTAGCTGCTTTTTTAAGTTCTTCAAACTTTACATAAGAACTTACTGATTCTGTTTTTGGTAAATCCCTTGCATCTGTACCTAGTGGAAATACCTCTAATAAATCTGCTTTTATAACTGCTGCTTCTGCTCTTGCATCTTTTTGTGATATTTTCCCTTCTGCCAAAGCCTCTCTGTATGGTTTAAACAACATATTAAATATTATTCTGTATGCAGTTTCCTGTGCTCTTTCTATTTTTTCATCTACTGTAAGTGTTATTCTCTGTCCTTCATCTACTTGATTGTAAAAAGAATTTATATCAAGTAAATCATACTCATAAACATTTGGTGCAAACAACGCATAAGTAAATTCATACTCTTTAGCTTTTTCTGGATTTGCTCTAAACCATTCAACTTGCTCTTCTGTTGATGGTAAAGATACACCTAATGTTGTTGTGTTTCCTTGTACTAAATATGCAGCAGTATATATAGCGTCCCAATCTTCTGGTGTTTCTCCTATGAGTGAAGCAATAGTTTGATATGCTAAATATTCCTCACCTGGCTCTACTTGATTTATTACTTGTCTAAATATTGCAGTAATAACTGTGTTTGTAAAATAATCATCATCATATTTGCCAAACTCATAATCAGCAGGCATCAGTGCATCAAACACTTCTATTAAGTTTTCTTTATCTAAAAAATCCTCTTGATTTGCTATTCTATCATTTAACTGTAATTTGTAAGCTGCCTCTGCTCTAGGTGATGATGGTGCAATACCTTTAGCCATAGATTCATACACATTTATTCTTGATGCTAAATCAATAGCATCTTTTTCAAACAAAGCTCTTCCCTCATCTGTTCTAGGGTCATAAGGTAAATATCCTTTTAGCCAAGATACTGTAAGTATTTTTGTAGCATTTGCTACATCATTAGCCCAACCTTGTTCATCTAACTGACCTTTTGTTCCTGTATTGTATGCTTGTTGCATATAGACAGGCAACTGACCAACAGTAGCACCTTCTATACCAGGGTCACCTAATCCATAAGGAAATATTGTATCTTCAACTTTTTGTGTCCATTCAGCATCAGGCATAAATCTTTTTAACACTTTATATGCAAATTGCATTATAGGGCCTAAGCCTGGAATTGGTGATTGTGTAAATAAGTTAGCACCTTGCACAGGTGATGAAAGTCTTAGTTGCACATCTTCATCAAATCCTGTTAAATCTCTATCTTCTATTCCATACACATACTCTGTTAAGTCAGTAGGTGCAGTCACATAGAATTTTTCTCCTGACACTGGGTCTGTATAAAAGAACCCATTATTAGTTGCTCTTTCTGTTGCAAGTTGTATTTTTCTCAAACCTGCTGGATTTTTACCAAACAATCTTGGATAGTTTAATGCTATTTCTTTCCAAGGCTCTAAGAAAGGAAATACTAATCGTAGAGCTTCTGCTACATATCCTTTTTGATTTAAGTTATACAATAATCTATTGTGCATTTCTAAAGAGTAATATTTTGCAGCATCGTTAATTTCATCAATAGTCAATCGCATATTTTCAGGAACTTGTTTTATTGCTTCTTCTATAGAACCATATTTTTTAATAGCAGCATTTTTACCTGCATTATATAATTCTTGTACTGATGGAGGTACTTTGTTTTGTTTTATTAAATCATCAAAATGTTGAACAACTTTCATGTCGCCAAATGGTAATTGTGATGCCACACTTTGCCAGTAATATTGTGTGAATGTAGGTATTCTTTGTAATTCAGCATCTGGTAACTCACCTAATGTGTACCATAAAAATTCTGTTGCTTTGTTAAATTGTTTAAAAAATTGATTTTTTATTTGAGAATTAGCTATCCAATCTGGTGTAGACAAAACATTTGGTGCAGCAATATCATATTTGCTAGACAAAAATTTCTTTATTAAATTTTGATTTGCTGGTGTCCATCTTGCAAAATCATCAAAAGTAATTACTTTACCTTCAAATTTTAATGTTCTGTTTGCAATTAATGTAAGTAAATCTTCATCACCTTTTGTTAAATCCATAATCCAATCTCTGTAATCATCTACATATTTGTTAGCATCTTCTAGCTTTGCAAATGGATTCATAGGGTTACCATCAAAATCTAACCTTGTATCATTCAATTCATTCCTAAGTTTTTTTAGAGAACCATTCCAAAAACTTTGTCTTGTAGCTGTCAAGTCACTTCCATCTAGTATTTCTTTGGCTATAGATTTTGCTAAGTCACTTTCTATTGGCCATCTTAAATTAAGTTGCCAAGAGGAAACATAATTATCTTTTGAAATACTTCCTTTAAGTACTCTGTTCCAAGTTTGTTGTGCAAATTCTTTTGCTGCTACTTTACCAAATACACTAGAAGGCCTATCTGCAACAATGCCACTTACTATTTCGTCATAAGCTCTTTTGCTTGGTGCTATACCTTTTCTAAAATCATTTCCTAAAATGTCATTGTAATAATTTGCCCATACCCAAGTAGACATTGGTGATTCTATCCAGTTGTCTAATCCATCTAACCCCATTCTAAATTGACCTTCACCAAACAAACGAACAGGCCAAGCTATTCTGGTAATTAACTGTGCTCCTGTCCATATTTTTTGTGCTGGCCACAATACATAATCGATAAAGTTTCTTGATGTTTCAGGAACAAAACTTACTAGCATATCTACTTTTGGAACTACATTTTCTAATAAATTTTCTACAGGTAATTTTAACTTTGAACTTTCTGGCAAATCATCTATAAAATTTCTTGCAAGAGTTGCTAATTTTGTATTACCTATATCTATATTTGTGTATTTCTCTACTGTTGATAATGCTCTTCTTATATCTAATGGTTTACCTAAAGACCATAGTTCATCAAAATGTTGTCCAATATCAAAAGGTGTAGGTAAGTTTATTGGTGACCCATCTGGGCCAGGAATACTTCTCATACCTTGAAATACTCTTTCTATTGGTTGCAAACCACCACCTTCTGTTTTACCTAAACTTGCCCAATAAGAACGAATATCATATTTTTCAGTTCCATCTATTTTTATTTTTCCTTGTAATTCATCAAAGTAATCAGTTACCTTTGCAATAGTTTTACTAGAAAAACCTTCTGATTTCATTAATGCCTTTACTTGTTCTGGTAATTTTTCAAATAATATTCTGGCCATACCTGTTCTATTCCCAGCAACAGCTTGTTCAGCAAACTCTAAAGATAACTGATTTGCAATATTTCTAGGTACTTTGAACTCTACCAACCATTGATTAAATACTTTTACAGAATCTGTTGCATCTTTGTACATAGCTCCTGCATCTGGTGTCCATTCACCAAATTTAGAATATGGTGCATTAGGACCTTTTATTGCTTTTGATACAGCATCTACTAAATTTTTGTTATATCCAACACTATTTTTTGACCTTATCAATGCAGGTATTCCAACTGATTGATTTTTAATAACAAAACCTTTATATATTTCTTTTACCTTATCTAATGTATTTGCTTTTATTAAATCAAGTGCTAGTTCAGGGTCACGCACAGCATCAAAAACTCTTTTAAAATCATTTGAATCAACAAATGCTTGTAAAAAAGGTTCTGACTTAGGACTATCTAAAAAGTTATCAATAATACCTGGTATCTTTTCAAACTCACCTGCTCTGTATGCTTTTTGTATTTTACCTTGTACACTATTAGCAAATTTAATTGCTTTACTTATTTTTCCTATAACAAGAAATGGGTCAGAAGCTAAAACTTTAAATAAATCTATACTACCTGATACAGCAGTGTAAAGTACAGTGTTTCGTTCTATGCCTATTAAGTCTGCAACATATCTACCTGCTGTTATATTTTGTCCTCTAAATTTTGGTGCTTCTTTTAATTCCTCTGCTTCTGCTACTATATTGCCTTGAGGAAAAAAACCTTCACCAAAACTTTCCCAAACAGCTCCTGGGCTTTGACCTTCTCTAATTTTTTGTAACGCAAGTCCTGCAGTAGATGGTCCTGCTTCTTTGTAATAATCACTACTTGTTTTTCCAGTAATACTTGGTATTACTGGTCTTACTATTGTCAGCAATCCTGCAAGTCCTGGAAAATATTTTGCGTAAGTTTCTGCTTTTTTTGCTTCATCTCTTGCTACTGCTACATCATACAAAGTAACACTAGGGTCACCTGCTAAACCTTTTGCAGATAAATCTTCTGCTTTTTCTTGTTTCCCTCTAGCAATAATTTCAAGAGGTCGACCTACTATTTCTTCTGTTTCTCCTGCTCTTGAAATCACAGCTCTTTCTGGTCTTCCTACTGTTGCATTAGCAATACCACCACCAATTAGTGTTAATACACGAAATATACCTTTAAATGTCCCATAAACTGGTTCGTTTTTATAAGTAGATTTATTCCAAAATTTTACTCCCTCTGGTAGTTGAAACTGTTCACCTACAGCATTAAATACTTTTCCAAATGTAGAATTAAACATTGCACTTTTATACACATCATTACCTGTTTGATTTGGAAATACTGGTTGTGATTTAGGTGCAGCTTGATATTGAAGTTTTACTAAATTTGCAAACTCTGCATCACTAAGACCTTGCAAAACTGCTGATGATATAATTCCTGGCAATACTCCAGGATACATAGCTGCTAACTCTCTTGTCCTATCTACTTGGTCAGGGGTAAATTCATTTTTTTTCTTATTGTATATTATTTCTTTTTGTCTATTTTTTTCTTGTAATTGATAATATTCTTCACCAAATGTATATGGTCCAATAGGTTGTTGTGCCATAACTAAATACTAAATGCTTGTCTTAGTGCATTAACATCTGAATTATCTGCTAAATCTGCAAGAACTGCAAAATCTAAATCTCCAATTTCTTGTGCAGTTAAACTAGGTACAATACCTGATGTTAATTTTTCGTTTGGTCTTTCTGTTGGTCTTTTTAAATCTAATATATTTCCCATACCCATAGGCATTTGAGGTGTAACTGGTTGACCACCTGCGTTCATAGCAACAGAAACTTCTTCTTCCATTGGTACTGCTCTTGTTTGGTCTATTTGATTTGTAGCTGGTGGTTGTACATTTGTACTTCTACCATCTACTTTAGGTAATGGAGCAGCTTGTTGTTGTGCAACTAACTCACCTTGTTCACCATAAGTTAATCCAGGTATTCTTTGTACCTTTTGTGTTTTTTTATTACTAGAACTCCTCGTTGCCATCTTGCTCCTCATCATCATAAAACATAAATGTAGAACTTATAATCATATAGCCAAAAGGAAAAGCTAATGGAGGCATTTGGTCATAAAATACTTTACCCTCATCTTTAGCCTGAAATATAATAGCATCACCTTTTTCATCAATGTCACCTAACGAATTGTGAACTATATCTGCAAACTCTTTATTAACTGACATTATCCACCTAATCCTTGTAGTAACTGTGCTATGCCTGGTGGAGGACCTTGTGGTGGTAAGGCACCTCCTCCAAGCAGTTCTTGTTCAGCGACTGGTATTTCTGGTTCTTCTGCAGTAAAGAATTTATCCAAGATATTTTGCATATCATCTGGATTCTTTCTTATCTGCACAACAGCCATAGTTGCTTTAGGGTCACCCTGTTGGGCTTGTGCTAGTAATGTATCAAACAACACATTATCAGCTTTCTCTTTTGTAATTCTATCGTTTACTCTCACTAAGTTATCTAAACCATCAAGGTTTTCTTGTAGAGTTTGTCTGTCAATAATTCCAGCTTGAAGTAATTGCAGCCCTGTTACAATCTTCTGTGGTTCATCATATCCAGCCATAGCTCCATACACTCTGCGTGTTTTGTATGAGCCACCTATGTCTTTTGATGGGTCATATGTTTCTGAATAAAAAGTATTATCCATGTAACCAGATAATGATTTTGTCTTACCACCATACATCTTCTCGTCCCACTCTAATCTTTTAGCATCTATCATTTCTATAGCATCACCCATAACTGTGTGATACTCTCTAATCATAAGTGACATAGATGCACCTAATTCTTCTAATCCTCTACCAGTTGCAAAACTAAGTGGAGATTGTGAATCATCAGATACAGGATAAGAACCACCAACACGAAGTTGTCTTTCTATTCTGTCTATCTGTTGGAAAATCTGATAAGGAACATTTGATGCAGGTTTACTTACTTGTGTACCTGGTGCTAAATAGTTTACAGCGAATCTACCTTTACGATATTGTCCTGATTCTATCTCTCCAGATATGTTTGTTTCTGTAAATACTGCATCTTCCATAGCTATTATTGACATCACATTAATCTTTGCCATTGAAGCCATAAGACCTATGATTTGGTCATACTGTCCTTGCAATCTGTCAAAAGCAAATTTCTTACCAATAACAAATGCTGGACCACTATCAAGTGGGTTAGGTATGAAGTCAAGAATAGTTCCTGATGTCATATGGAATATATAAGTTCCATCTAAGTTGTAATACTCTGCTATTAAGTCACCATCTCCATTACTGTTTGCCCAAGAGCCATTGTAAGAATCTGTATAAGCAGAAGCATACGCATTACCTACACCAAGAATGTTTGTTTGGTAAGTATTTTTATCTTTAGACATAATTTTGTCTTTTGCATTTGGATATGTTTTAGCAAGTGCTTCTTTTGGAACTCTACGAATAATAGCCATTTCTTTTGGTTGTTGGTCTGCACCAAAATAACCAGGGAAACAGTTGTAAGGGTCACGCAGTTCTGCTACTGGATATGGTGTACCATTAGCATCTTTCTTTTCTCTAATAACCCAGACAGAAAAACCATAACCAGGTAGCCATCTACCTACTTGTGGCATTTGTAAATCTAATTTTTGTACTTCATCATAAGCATTTACTATACGACCAATCTTTTCTGCTTTTTGTCTTGCTCTATCTGAATCTTTACCATTAGGTACATCAACTTTTAAGTTTGGAATACGACCTATTTTTTGTGCTAGATGTTCTAATCCTGACATCATCAAGTTAGGTACAGGTATTTGGAAATCTTGAAAACCTTGTAATTGGTCACCTAGTAAAGCAGTTATACCATCAGGTCCACCATTCATAATTGCACGAATACGACCTCTAGTGGTATAAGCACTTTGGTTATCAAAGTGCAACTGTGTTATAGCATATTGTATCTCTTCAGGTGTCATCTTATCCCCAAGGGCTCTCATTCATATCGCTTATATCCCATTCTCCAAAACTAGGTGTATAGTCTAATCCTACCTCAGCTAATCGTTCTTTTCCTAATCTTCTTATAACTTTTAATGGAAACCAACTAGCCATTACGACATCTGATTTATAATTTTTTGCTTTGCTAGCCTTACTAGCAGCACTTGAAAAATAAATTAGTTGCCTACGATATATATTACTCTTAGTTTCGCTTTCTGTGTCACCATAAGGCAAATTTATTAGCTTTTGTTCAAATAACTGTTGCATACTTCCTACACCATAAATAGGGTCATACTTGTTCTTTTGTGTCTGATGTCCTTCTAAATAAATACCAAATCTACTACAGTAATCTTTTATTGTTGCATCTTGTCTAATAGCTTTTTGAAAACCATTTTCTTCTATAACCCAATGTGCAAGTCCATACTTTTCATACCATTTCTGTATAGATTTTTTAGCTTGTATTACGCCACCACCTTCTTCATTTTCTACATCTACTAAAAATAACTGACCTGTTTCTGGATTAGCTGCCCATAATACACATGCTTGAAATCCTGTAGATGCAGGGTCAAGTCCTGCAATCAAATGTGTACCTGCAGGTATGTGACCTATAGTTCTATTTACATCTCTACATTGGTCTATGTCTTCAGAGTTAAACATTGTGATACCTTCTACGAATGCTTTGTTAAGATACACCATTTCAAATATAGCTCTACCACCTGTTGTGTCTGCATTATTTTTCTGTGACATTAACCATTTGTAAGTTCTTTTACTTGCCCACAACATACAGTCTTGATGTTCTTCTATCTCTGTTTCTGGCAATATACATTCTGAACTATGTGCCTCTTCTACTATTGTTTCAAACTCTGGGTTTTCTAGTAAAAAGTTATATAAATCTTCTGGGTGCTGTCTTGAACCTATAACAACTACAGCAGTATGTTCCTCTTTACGAGATGACAAAGTAGTTGTCCACCATTGTCTAGTTTGCTCTCTAGCACTAGGTTGTATTGTTGTGCCATGGTCTTCAATGTCATCAGCAATAATTATGTCACAGTCACGAGAAAGTATTTTACCACCCTTACCTACAGCAACCATAGTTGGTGATTTAATACCTGTAACTGTTCTTGTACCAATAGTAAACTGTCCTGATGACCAAGATTTACCTGACCTAACTTTAGGTTGAAACTTTACACCTGGTCCATTTATCTCTTCGTTTAATTGTTCATTGTTTTCTAAATGGTCCATAACAGCACCTACAGCATTCTTTGCAATATCCTCATTACCACCTACCCACATAATTCTTATGTTTGGGTTTTTACAAATCTGCCATACAGCAAAGTGTGTAAGTAAGTCTGTCTTACCATGCCTAGGTGGACTAAGTATCATTTGTTGTTTACCATTCTCTATAGCATCAACAATGTTGTTTATCCAGTTCTCATGAAAGTCTGCTGTTTCGTATAGGTCACCTGTTTCTGTTTTAAAATACCTATCTCTAAAATCTTTAAAATCTTGTAATGATTTTTTTGTTTCTTCTGTTATCTGCCAATCTTTTTGTGCTTCATAAATAGCTTTATCTTCTTGATATGCTTGAAACATTTTAGTTATTGTAGTTCTATCTATATCCATCAAGTCAGCAACTTGTTGATGTGTATATTCTTTTGCTTCTATTTTTGCTGCCCAGTTTTCACAGAACTCTTGATAACGAGGACCTCTTGATGTTGACTGACTTACTGTTGCAGGAACAGTATGTGTTTTTTTATTTTTATTATTTATATAATGAAATCTATTCTTACATGAGGTAGAACAATATGGTGAATTTGTGCGTGATTGTTTACGACAAGTTTCACCAATAACATCATTTAACTTACACCTAGGTCTTGGCATTATTTCTTTTTAGGAAGTTTTTTTATTTTTCCATTTTCTGTTCTAGCGAACCTATGTGTTTTTGTTTCTCTACTTGGGATAAGAGTGCCATAATATCTTTTGCCACCCCACGTCCAACTTACTTTAGCCATTACTTCTCCTTACCAATCCCTACACGCCCAGTAACGAGCAGTAGTTTTATCTTTTGCTGTAGAACATTTATGCCTAGCACGAAATGAAGCTCTTGCTTTAGGATTGTTTTTACGAACAGGCATATTTGGGTCACCAAACATTATCTTTTTTACCTTGCCATTAGACATAACAAAAACTTTTTTTGCCTTACGCCCATACCCTGGTTCGCCTTTCCTAATAGCACTAGGACTATTTAGCTTAACCTTCATTCCACGCCATTCAGCCATTATCTTCTTTTTTTTCTACCTTTGTTTTTTTTCATACCTTTTTTATATGAATATCCTTTACCAGGCATTTGCTTTCTCCTAACTATACTATATCTTGTATGAGTGATTATATAAAAGGAAATAAATATCCTAATTACAAACCCTCTACTTCTTATACTAGTGGAAGAATTTGTTTGCAGGAAAACTGTGATACTGTTATCTCAAAATATAACAAGTATAGATATTGTAATAATCACAAACCAAAAACCTATCCTCGTATTAAAGGTCGTAATGCACCTGATGGCTTACAAGAACCTAAGTCGTAAAAAAAATTTTTATTTTGGATAATTCATAATTGGATAATTAAGGTTTTTTAAAAATTGTTTTTTACTTTTTTTGTTACCTAAATAATATATATATCTATGTTTTCTAGGTCTATCTATTTTGTAAAATATATCTGGGTTACTATTCCTATGTTTACTATCCCATTTTTGGCAAATTGTATAACTATGCAAATTGCTATTAACCATACGCCAATCTGTTCTTTTTGCACTTAAACCTGTATATATAAAATTTGTTGCTTGATAAACAATTCCAGTATGATTTTGTGCTGTGTCAGCATAACTAACAATTACTAATGGTTTAGGTAACATTTTTAAAGATTGTCCAACTAAATAACTTGCTTCATTTTTTCTATTATATTTTAAAACTAAACGATTTAATTCAATAACTTTATCCATATAATTTTCTCCTGCTATTCCTTTTAACAACGCTTTACTAGGTGGTGTGCCATAAGTAACAATACCAATTAACTCATCATTGTCATACATACCAAATACATAACTTATTGATGGTTTTCTTTTTGCATAATGTATATCAAAAATAAAAGGGTCAGCTAATTTTTTATTATCAAGTAGTTGGACTTTGTAATCCATTATTCAAAGAATCCTGATAAATCATTTTGGCTGCAAGTAGAACATAAACCATCATACAACTCATCAGCCCAGGTAGGTTGTAGACACTGGTCACAGTCAACTGCCTCTATATCTGTCATAACTTTCCTTTCCATACCCTAGACTGGCTAGGGTATATACAGGGAGGAACATGAATAAAGAAATCATGTTATCTTCAGTATAGCAAAAAATGGTTAATGAGTTGCCCCAGAAACCATTTCTTGCATATTATTTATTTGTATATCCCAATACAGGTACTTGTATTATATCTACCTTGTGTTATTATTCAAGTAACAAAAATTATTTAGGAGTAGATAGATACAGGTAAAGAGGGCATCAGGAGCACAAAAGGCTTACCAGGGAAACCTGACCAACTAGAAAGACAAGTAAGCTACCCAAGGTCTAAACCAAACTAAATAATCAAAACTTTTCGCAACTATATTGCATAGATGCCTGTTATGAAAAATCAGCTAGACTACCCTTATTGAAGAAATGTAAAGAGTGTGAAAACACTCTAAAACAGATAGGTAAACAGAATAGATACTACTGTGACAGTAGCCCTACTATATGTAGTAGGTCAGGTAAAGTACACAATATCTTGTAGTATCGTTTTAATACACTTTGTTACACTTAAATATTGATGTCTAAGACATATAATAATAGGGTGTCCATATTGACATTAGCATTATTTTATATGGGTTTATTACTGTATATAATTACTCTGCACTTTTTTTTTATTGTTCTGTGGTTAAATGTTTTATTATGTAGTTGTGATGTATGGATATGGGAGAAGACTTATAGGAAAATTATTTAAACAACCCCTCCACGCATATTGAAACCCAGTCAACAAATCAATAAAGAAAACCCCATAAACATTACTACATCTAAAAATAGAATCTAAAATTTAGATGTAATTCAATGTAAATATTTATTTGCATAAAAATAAATTATGTTATATAATCAAGTAAGAAAAAAAACTAAGGGAGGTTAGTAATGTACGAAACAAAAACAGTAGGTGAAATTGGCGTTGATAGTGGGCAAGTTCTATTAATAGACCCTTGCTACATTAAAAAAGATACGCTAGGCAATGAAGAGATGAACTATGAGCCATCTAAAAAAGGTGTTGGTTTAGGAACATTTCTTAATGACCCAACACTAGACAACAAAAAGAACTTTTACACAAATGTTTGTGAAAGAACTACAGTTGGCGAGGGTTTTGGAAATACTCAAAATGGTTTTGCAACTGGAACAACTCATGGTGATGGTACATACAAAGTCAAAGGTATTTTCAAAGATGGAGTACTACAGGGCTTTTATGTCAATTTCTCTGATGATACATTTACAGTACAAGTAGAGGAAACAGAAGAAGATTATTACTGGTAAAACTCTAGGAGGATATTTTAACAGGTATCCTCTAGGAGCTTTATAAAAGATAAAGCCAAACTAAGGGAGGTTAGTAAATGAAAATAATATTAGAATTAGAAATCAATAGAGAGTTTTCTAATTACAAAGATAAAGATAAAAGATTCTTTGAGGAACTATACAAGAACTTCTTAGAACAAGATAGAGCAATAGTATCAGTAAAGATAGGGGAGGAATAATGGAAACAGAAGACAAACTTCTTATGGCGATTGCAAGATATAAAAATTGCATAACAACTGAGAAGGAATTTAAACAAGAAGTATTTAAGATACTAGGGGAGGAATAATAATAATGCAAAAAGAACTAGATATATACTATGACACAACTTGCTGGGGTTGTATGACTGCTATGATTGGCGACATAATTACAAATGATGATGGTTATGAATTATTCGTAGGTTATTGCCCAGAGTGTGAGCCAGAGGAGGAATAATGGGTTTAGAAATATTTGATAGCAAAATTCATAGCCAATTATTAGAAATGGTTAATGGGATTTATACAGATAAAGACCTCATTAACATGATGGAAAATATAGTAAAAGAATACAGGAAAGAGGAATAATGAATTGTAGTTATTGCGAAACGCCATTAGAAAATTATAGATATACATATTTTGAGTGTTCAAGATTATGTGAGGTGGGGGAATAATGGAAGAATTTCAAAAATGGTTAGATGATTGCCCAGTTGCCCATACGCAACATTACTTGAAACAGTATGATGCTAATTGGACAACAATATATTTTGAAATAAAGGAGGAGGAATAATGGCGATTAAAACAGAACTAACACAATGGGAGTTCACTAACGAGTTCATGAAAGTTAGACCTGATAACTTCTCTTTAAGAGGGTTAGAGGCACTATACCAATACTTTTACGAAGTTAGTGAGGAAATGGGCGAGGATATTGAATTTGACCCTATTGCGATTTGTTGTGAGTTTACTGAATACGATAACTTTGAGGAAGTACAACAGTATTATGATGTTAATACTTTTGACGAGCTAGATGAACAGACTAGAGTTATTGAAGTACACGATAGCGAGATATTGATAGTACAACAATTTTAGTATAACTCCCCTTAGTTATACGATACGAAGGAAAGCCCCACTCTGCCCAGTGGGGTTTTTCTTTTATATGACTTGACAACAGATGTACACATAGTAATCTATGTACATGGTTATTTACAATAGAGGAGGAATAATGAAACCAAATACATTAACTTGGAAACAAGTACAAAAAAAATATGGTAATAAAGATATACAGTTAAATATATCAAGAGAGCCATTTTATAACTGGAAAGATAGAAATATTCCAGAATTTACTATTCATAAAACAAGTAAATTAGTAAGAGAAAACTTTATGAGTGTTAGTGAATGGGAAGATTTTTATTTAAGACAACGATTAAATTTGTTTAAAGATTAACAGAGGAGGAATAATGGATAAACAATACAACTACCAAGAGCCAGAATATTTATGTTGGTGGGAAGATGTAATTGGAGTTTATACAGAAAAAGAATTGTATGAACAGTACAAAGATACAAACTTATTTGAGGAGGAAGAACAAATTGGTTGGGGTGGCTACTCTACTTATGGTCATACTCCAGATTTTGAAACATTCCAAGAAGTTTTGGAATACCTTAGAGAAAATGAAGATTGTATTTTAAATACTAAATTTATATCACACAACATGAACATTGTAAGAGTTATATGAAGATATTAAATCTTTATGCAGGAGTTGGAGGTAATCGTAAATTGTGGAGTAATGAACACGAAATTACTGCAGTTGAGTACGACCAAAGTATTGCAGCAATTTACAAAGACCTTTACCCAGAAGACAATGTCATAGTAGATGATGCCCATGATTATTTAATTACAAACTTTAAACAATTTGATTTTATATGGAGTTCGCCACCATGCCCAACGCACAGTAGAATGAATTTTTTATTAAATCAAAAAGAAACTTTTACTTTAAAATATCCAGACATGAAATTGTATGAGGAAATAATTATCCTACAAACATTTTTTAAAGGATATTTTGTAGTAGAAAATGTTAAAAGTTATTACGACCCATTAATAACACCACAAGAAAGTGGAGGGCATTATTTTTGGGCTAACTTTGACATACCAAAAATAGATACAAGAAAGAAAGTTAGAAATGATAAAGGATATACTCTTGCAAAAAAAATGGAAGAGAAAAATATTTATATTGATAACTTTCATGGATATAAAGGCGATAAGAGAACTTTACTTAACAACGCTATTGAAAGCGAGTTAGGTTTAGTTATTTTAAAACAAATAGAGGAGGAATAATGCCTGATTTAATTAAAGAAAAAACATTTAGTTTAGTAGAACTAATTGTTGAAGATGAAAATGGTGAGAAGTATGAAGTTAGTAGTGATTATGTTAATGAAAATATAAATACTTGGATAGACAATGATGATGTAAAAATATTACATTTTTATAGAGCAGATAAAAACTAATGGAGGAGGAATAATGCTTTATATATTTAGGTGCATGATGACTACTCATGTAGTTGTGCAAGATGATGAGCCATACATAGGCACAGGAGATAGACCTATGTGTGATTATTGCTATGACATAGCAGAGGAGGGAAGTAGTTAATTTAACACCACTTAACATGACAATATGTGTTAAACTGACAGTAGATATGTACATAAGGAGTATATGTATAAGGTACTAAGTACATCAATCTATGGTGGGAGTATGGAGTTTGACTTTAATACTCTACACGAGGCACAGTTAAAGGTCAGAGAGTTGAAAGACCATGACCATAAAGATGCTTTCATAGTTAGATTGATTACAGTAAATAGTTAAAACAAAATAGGAGGAACTGAATATGGAATATTATATCTATGTGCTTATAGTTGCATTGACAATTACAAGCGTAGGTGCATTATTGACACTAGGTTTAGTGTTGTGGTGGTTGTACGACAACTTCCCATTTAAATACATTAAGCTAGACAATTCATTTGTTGATACAATAGATGAACTACAACAGGACATTTACGAATACTTTGATGAGGAGGCAGAGCGTGAGTGATATGGAAACTAAATTAGAAAACATACAACAACAGATAGATTATAAGCAACAGAGCTTAGATAATCTACTAGAACTAAGACAGAAATTTGTCATAGAGGCATACCATAATGGAATGTCAATGATAAA